GGTAAACAAATTATATTTATAGGAGAATAAAATGGCAGATTCAAAACAATTCGAAGAAATGCTCGAGAAACTTGTTAATGAAGACAAGGCCGGAGCAGAAGAACTTTTCCACAATATTGTGGTTCAGAAATCCAGAGAAATTTACGAAAATCTATTAGAAGACGATCTAGAAGACGAGTCAGTTGATGAAGCATCTGATGAGGAAGTAGATGAAGCATCTGATGAGGAAGTAGATGAAGCGTCTAAAGATGAAGAAGTAGACGAAGCTACTGACGAAGAAGTAGATGAAGCTTCTAAAGATGAAGAAGTTGAAGAAGATTTCAACTTAGACGAATTTGAAGTTGAAGGCGAAGACGATGCTGACATGGGCATGGATGCAGGCGATCCTGCAGACGACATGATGGCTGATATCGCTGACATGGGCGACGAAGAAGGCGAAGGCGACGACGAGCCAGAAGGTGACGTTGAAGAAAGAGTCGGCGACTTAGAAGACGCTCTAGACGAACTTAAAGCAGAATTTGAAGATATGATGGCAGGCGACGAAGGCGGAGATGACGAAGCTGAAGACGAAATGCCAGCTGATGACGCTGAAATGGACGCAGATGATGAAGAAGGCGATGACGAAGAAATGCCAGAAGCATCAGATGAAGAAGTTGATGAAACATCAGATGACGAGGTTGAGGAAGGTTCTAAAGAAGAACTATCTCCAACAGAGCAGATGCGTGAATATGTTGAAAAAGTAACACCTAAAATGGGCGACAACGGTGCAAACACCAAGTCTCCAGTAGCAGGTGCGAACGACATGGGCGGAGATGCTTCTAACTTAGCACAAGGCGCAGACGAAAAAGGCATGACACCAGCAAGTCCAAAAGACATTGCAAGCGGTAACGTAAATGTACCAGGTGGAAAAGCTTCTAAGTCAATGAAAGCTAATGCTAAAGGCCATGGCGCAGAGAAAAAAGGCGCAGGCGACACAGCTGCTAATAAAAAAAGTACTATTGGTAGCTAATTAATATAAGGAAACTTGGATGCAAAATTTATCTGAGACACTGACATTCGACCAAGCAAAAATAGTCGTTGAGTCTGCCAATGAAGGGAAAGACTTGTATATGAAAGGTATTTGTATACAAGGCGGAGTACGCAACGCTAACCAGCGTGTTTATCCTGTACAAGAAATTGGTAGGGCTGTCAAAACTCTCAACGATCAATGCTCAGGAGGATATAGTGTTCTCGGCGAAGTTGATCATCCAGAGGGACTGAATATTAATTTAGATCGTGTTAGCCATATGATCACAGAAATGTGGATGGAAGGCGACAACGGTTACGGAAAACTTAAAATTTTACCAACACCTATGGGGGTCCTAGTTAAAACAATGCTTGAAAGCGGAGTTAAACTAGGAGTCTCGTCACGTGGTTCAGGTAACGTATCAGAAAGTGGAAACGGAGAAGTTTCTGACTTTGAAATTATCACTGTGGACGTTGTGGCTCAGCCAAGCGCCCCTGGTGCATATCCAACTCCAATTTATGAGCAACTTATGAATGCAAGAGGTGGAATGAAGGCTTACGAATTTGCACAGGCAACTAAAGAAGATCCTAAGGCACAAAAATATTTAAAAGAATCTCTGATTAATATAATCAGCAGACTCCAATAAAAGGAGATAAAAAACATGTTGGATGCACTAAAAACACTTTTCGAAAATGACGTTGTTTCGGATGAAGTGCGTACTCAAATTGAAGAAGCGTGGACAGCAAAACTTAAAGAAAATAGACTTGCTGTAACCGCTGAACTCCGTGAAGAATTCGCTCAGAAATATGAACATGACAAAGCTACTATGGTAGAAGCTATTGACAATTTAGTATCTGAGAGATTAACTGCTGAAGTAGCTGAATTTACAGAAGACCGTAAACAGCTTTCAGAAGCAAAAGCAAAATATGCAGTAGCAATGCGTGAAAATGCAGGGTTACTAAAAGGTTTTGTGATGGAAGCATTTAAGAAAGAAGTTTCCGAACTCCACGAAGAACAAAAAGCAATGGCTAACAATTTTTCTAAATTAGAAGAGTTTGTAGTCGACGCACTAGCCAACGAAATATCTGAGTTCTACGAAGATAAAAAAGACTTAGCTGCTACTAAAGTTAAACTTGTTAAAGAAGCTAAGAAACACTTGGCCAAAGTTAAAGAAAACTTTGTACAAAGAAGTGCTAAAGCAGTATCTTCAACAGTTGATAAA